CAACGTACTCAAATCTGTTAGCTGTGCCGTTGACAGTAGAACCTGCCGCCGCCCAACCGCTAGATTTGTAGACTTTTAACTCATTCGCCGAAGTATCAAAGTAGAGGTCTCCGACATCATTTGATGTACTTGGAGCACTACTTGCAATTCTGTATCTTTCTGCAAACGAGTTTACTCCTGATAAATTAGAAGCAACACTATTTACATTTGCAATATCTGTAGCAACACTATTTACGTTAGTTATAGCTCCTGCAACAGTATTAATGTTTGTTGTATTACCTGCTACTGACGTAACATTTGCATTATTTGTAGCAACTGTAGTTACATTTGCACTTATTCCTGCCACAGTTGATACGTTAGCAGATATTCCTGCTACTGTATTTACGTTGGCAATACCAGTACCGACTGTATTAACATTTGCTATGTTGTTTGAAACTGTATCTATTTCTGAAGTAGCTTCGTTTAAATCATCTGCAACTGTTTCTACTTCTGAAACTGCTTCAGCTAAATCGTTTGCTACTGTAATTACTTTTGCAATATCAGTTGCAACCGTATTAACAGAAGTAATATTAGTTGCTACAGTATTAATGTTTGTAGCATTAGAATTAGTTTGTTGAATATCTGATATGTTACTATTAACAGTATTAATAGCCGCTATATTACTATTAACATTGTTAAGAGTAGCTTTGTCTGACGCTGATAACCAAGTGTTTTCTAAGTAATGCTTTGTAGCCGCATCTTGGTCAGACGTAGGATTAGCTACATTTGTTAATCTTTTGTTTTGTGCGTCCCATTGAAAATTAGTAGCATCAATCTTAATAACATCACCTGCATCATCAATCGCTTCTTGCGACATAAAGAACGCTTGGTCTGAATCTGTATCTAAATCTGACTCTGTTAATACTGAGCCTGACGCATAGTCTACAAGTTTAGTACCTTGTGATGTTCTTCGTCTAATTTCTATGGCTACATTATTTGCAGGTGCAGTATTGAACGTAACTGTCGTCCCTGCGGCATTTAAAGTAAAGGCTGTAGTAGCAACTCCTGCTAAAGTAACAGTCAAGTCTGCTGTACTTCTATAACTAAACGGTATAGAATACGCTGTTGTACTGCCGTTACCAGTATATCTTACAAAACTATTAGCCATTAAATTCCTTGATTTTAATTATTTTATCTAAAAGGGGTACTTTATTGTCCTAGTAATATATTTAGGGCACTATTAGCTTTTTCTACTTCATTTTGTTTAAAGTTTCCTCTCTTAATACGCTCTTCTATTATTTGTGGAAACTCTTTTAATATCATAGCTTTAGCTTTATTTTCTGCCGCATTAACATAATTTAATATTAGATTCTGTCTCATATCCTCACCTAATACTTTATTATCAGGAAGACGGTATAATTGACTTTTCTTATCTATTACTAATTTTTCTACTATTTCTTTTAATGTATATTCTTTACCATCTTCGTATCTAATTTTAACTACTCCTACAAGCTCTCTCATTCTATCGTAAGCTGTTTGACCAGTTTTTTTATTTTTAATATCTCTTAAATCTATACCTGATTTTCTATCTATCTTGTCAGGTGGTCTATAATCAAAATCTCTACCTTCAAAGAACTTAGATATTTCAGGATATTTAAACTCTGTCATAGCAAATGGTGAAGACCACAATCCTGACCTTTTACCAAGCCCAAATAACCAACCATTTTTTCTATTTATAACTTCACCAAACATGTTACGTCTTGGCATAATGCTATTTTTATCTACAATTTGTGGCATTAATACTTTTAATCTATCTGATAAAGTTAATAATTCTTTATGCTCGTCCATTTCTACTCTACTTAAATATCTTAATCCACCTGATAATGGAAAGAATTTGTATAATGTTCTTGCAAAGATAGAAGTACCAACTCTATCTGGTGCTCTACTTCTAGCAAAATCATCACTAAATAAAAAGTTTGCTGTTTCTATAATATTTTTAAGATAAAATTTAGATTGAATATTTCTAGTTAAACTAGCTACTACACCCATAGATAATTCTAACATAGTGTTTTCTGCTTCACTAGGTAAGTCTTCATTAGTTTCTAAATGTTTATTTATAACTTCAAACATGTCTGCCATAATTAAAAACGGCATCATAACTGGGTCAAGTCTGTTTACTGAGATATATCTACCATCATTAGTTTTATATGAGTACGGTTGCCAACCAGTTGTTTTTTCTCTTTCTAAATTTTCTTTGTAATCTCTTGAACCGCCACTTGTAAATTTACCTGCTTTTACTGCAAAGAACGCTGACAACCATAACGCCATACCCATTTGCATACGTGCTCTAGCTTCTAGTGCGGCTTCAGGATTTAAGAATTTACCATCTTTACCTTTCATTGTAGCATGTCTTACAGACACAATACTTTTTCTAATTATAGGTAATTGTTCAAAATTCCATTTTAACAAGTTAGCAGGTGTATTAATAAAGTGTAATCCTAATGCTCTAGCCCATTTATGTTTTGCTGTAAAACTTAATGTAGCACCTGTAACACCTTGTTCTGTTTTACCTGTTGCAGGATTTATAGAATATGCTGATTGTGTATATGTACCTTCTCTAGCATATTGTAATGGGTCATTAACTTCTAATCTACTAGACTCTAATATACCAGACCTTGCATTTATATCTGCTGTAGGTATAGCTTCACCAATACCTTTTTCGTATTCACTAGCTATTTCTTTAAATCTTTTTCTATAACCATCTTTATCTAATTTACTAAACAATGGTAACGAACCTGTTTCATTTCTTATTTGTGCATGTATTTGTGCTGTTCTTCTAGCTTTATACATTATAGTTTTAAGAAATTCGTCACCTGCTGTTAAGAATCTCATAGGCACACTTGTTGCATAAGCAACAGGATTGACAACCATTTTTTGTAAACCTTTACCTACAAAACCTAATGGCTCAGTAAGTAACTCACCAGACGCATTGATAAATTGTTGTAGTTGTCCTTGACGCATAGCGTTGTCAAACTTCATTTGTTTACTATCTATGATACCTCTACCTAAATAAAAACTTTTACCAAATTGTTTAAACGCATGAGCTATGTATACATATTGCATAATGTAAGTGTCCATTGCTTCTATTGCTAATGTACCTGCTCTTTGTCTATCATGTAAAGACAAGTTAGCCGCTCTAACTAACATAATTAATGGTTTCCATTGTGTTTGAACTAGACCTGACACTATGTTAATTATGTGTGTATCTGGTGAAGATAGTAAGTTATTGTTTATAAATTCATTAACTAAATCCCACTTACCAACTTTACGTGCATGTTGTAGTGCTAAGATAACTTGTTCATCATTATCTAATTTAGCTAGTGCTTTATAAAATTCTTTTGGATTAGTTTCTTTGAGATTTTTTAATTTAGGGTCTTCAGGGTTAAGGACTAACTCTGCCGCTCTTTGTGCATCTTTGTTTATTTGTTGAAATCTTTGAGCTCTTGCTATATTTTCAGTCATAGTTTTTTGATTGATTAATATATCATCAACCATTTTTCTTCTGACTTCTAATTCTTTTAATATTTTTCTTTCTTCTGTAGGTGTAATATTTTGTTTATGTAACTGATTAGACAATTTAATCATATCATCAGTTTGTTTAGCCATTAAATCACCATGAGCTAAAATTTCTGCATATAGTTGTTTATCTTTTTTAGCTCTTGATTTACCTAATTTAATAACTTCATCAGGATTTAAACCTAATATTCTAGCTTGTTCTTCTACTTCTTTTACAGTAACTACTTTCTTTTCAATAGTACCATCAGCTAATAATCTATCTGCTGTATTTTTTAAATATTTTGCTAGTGACTTTGGATTGTACTTAGTGTAATTTAATAATTCTTTAGGTGGTTTAGATGACCCATCAATTCTAGTGTTTCTTAATTTTTTAATTTGTTCATCAATATCTTTACCATCTAACTTACTTCTAAACTCAATATCATCAATCTCTGCATCAGTTAAATTTTTATAATATGATTTTTTATCTTTTTTAGTAGACAAATCTGCAAACAATCTTTTACCTGTAATTGTACTTCTACCGTAGTTATGTAAATCTTCTAAGTTTTTAATAGATGTATTTTTTAATTGTCTGTTAGTTAGTTTAAATCCACCATAAGAAAATGCACCACCAAATACTGTACCAAATCCAAAACCTGCCGCAGTAGAAAATGCTAGTTGTTTTAATGACAACTCATCTTGCACACCTGTGTTTATTGCAGTGTTTTGTAACATAGCATCTTGACCTGTTGCAATACCTGCACCAATAAAACCTTCATACAATGCACCTTTCTTAATAGCATTTCCCATAGCCGCTTGTTGTGCTTCTTTTTGTGCTTGTTGTATAACTTTTTTAGATACTTCTTTGGCTATCTTACCTTTAAGTGCTTCTTTTAATGCTTGTTTATATGCTTGTTTTGCGGCTTGACCACCAATACCAACTCCAATTAAATTAACTGGGTCAAGTATCATAGCACCACCATTATCTATTAACCAGTCACCAAAACTTCTATTAGGGTCATTCCAAAATGAAGGTAGTTGTTCGTAAGTTTGTTGTATGTATGAAAACTGTTGTAGTCTATCAGCACTGTCAGTCATAGAATTTGCCATGTCCATACCCATAGACACAGAGTTATTGTTTCTCCATGACCTATCTTCATAAAAGTATTCTAACAAATCTGCATGAGACATGTTATTAAATTTATCTTCTTGACCTTCTCTATAACCATAGTATGACCTAAGAGTATTATAAAATTTTTCTGTTTGTATTTCTTCTAGTGCAGACTCAGCATTTTTTGCTTTTCTTAATCTCTTTTCTTCTTCTTCTTGTAGATTAACTGTATTACCAAAAATTGTTATTTCTTGGTTTTCATTAGATTCTGCTTCTTTTAAAACACTATAATCTGTCATTTATTATTTCCTTTGAGATGTTAGAATTTTCAATCTTTCTAATACATATTTATTATCTTTACCAATAGCGTCTGCAATAGGTGTTAGAATAGCATCTATATCTACATTATTATCTATTAGATATTTCATAAATCTATCATTAAGCTCTATACCTGAAAATGCTTGAGGAAGAATATTGTTTACTAATTCAGCAACTTGTCTATCTCTGTCTTCTGCTTCTTCATCAGTAAATATATTTATTTTATCACCAATAGTTGATTCGTATGGTGTAAAGTTTTCAACACCTTGTTTAACAAGTTGTGTAATGTTATCTACATTTTCTATATTAGTTTGAATAGTTTTAGCTGTGTTAGTTTTATATTCTTGCTCTTCAAACTCTTCTTGTTCTTTCTTTTCTTTTGCTTCTTCAAATGGTATTAAAGTTTGTGGTTGTGGTACATTATCTGATTTATATGTTTCAATAACGTATTTACCTAAATCCATAATAAATACTCTACGTTCTGCATTAGTAGGTTTTCTACCATTTTCTTTTTCAAACCTGTCCTCGTAATCTAATATTTCATTTTCAATAAAATTGTTTGCAATAAATGTAGCAAACTTAGCATTAGGATTAGGTAAACCACTAGCATCAGGTTTAAATGATTCTTCTACTGCTTTTAATACTTTAGTTACATTATCTTTATAATTAGCGTTACTTGTAAATATAGGACTAGAACCTTCG